CTTAATATTTTAGGAATGTCATCAATGTCTAAGTATCTTCTAGGATTGTAGCCATCTGTCCAATAAATCTCTGTATTGCAGTTTGTGATTCTATGGACAATCTTGTGTATAGGATAGTTAATGTTGAAGTTTAAACATAGAGCGTTTACTAACACTCTGTAAACACAATCATTATTATCCATGTAGCCAATTTGGCTATCTCCTGTGGTGGGATTTGTAACAAAGAATATATGTTTATTCTTCTCTACAATGAAGTGTTCACCAATAATAACAGATCCTTCAGGTACACGAATACAGAATTCGTTACCAAGTTCGTTTTGGTAATTTACAGAATTAGAATCAAAGTTTTCAACAGCAGCATTAAGAGCATAAGTTAGCCTTCCCTTTTGAATTTGATTCAGTGACTGATCCAAATTCAGACCTGTGGTGGCATTGTTATACTCCTGTCTGACGTTACCTTCTTCTTGCTCAGCCATAACTTATTAGTTATTACGTCTCCTACCGTATCTATTAGTTCTATTAGGAAGCTCGTACATATTAAATCTGTTCAGTTGTTGTCTTATTCTACGCTGCTTTGTCCAAACATCTTGTTTTTTAATTTCGATGTCTGCCATGATAAACGCTTCGTCAGAAAGTCCTTTGTAATATACAAGTTTTTGCTGAAGCTGATTAAAGGTTTCATCATTGGTTTGGTTAACAAGCGTTTCAAACACTTTGTATTTGATAAAGTGTTCTAGATATTCTCTAATACGATAATTATCAGGAAGAAGCTGATTTCCAAGACTGTCGTAATCTTGAGCATAGAAAACAAGATGGACAACGCCATTTCTGAAATTCGTAACAAACTTGTTGTCTCTAATATCGAATGAATCATAAGTAGATGAACCTGGTGTAAAGTTATGAATTGGAACAGCCCCTTGACCATACATTTCCCAGTTTTCTGTATAGTTAACATCACAATGTCCTCTTGCAGAAATGTTTCCTGGCTTTAGAAGATATTGTCTTTGATAGGTCATTGCTGTCTCATTATTTGTTTTATAGACAGTCTGCATAAACTCAGGCATACAAGATCCATCACATCCTACATTACCACAGCAAGGACTTTCAGGAGAACAAGCTGTAGTGATTGGGCTCACCTGTATAGTGGTTTGTGTAGATGCTTGAGAATAGAATGAGTTAGCTGTTTGATATGGGAAGCCATTAATCACTGTGCACATCCATGCTTCACGAACAGCGTGAAAGTTGTCTGGAAGTCTTGCTTCAAAATTATCAACAACAAGAGCTGATTCAGCTATCACGTACGTGGCTCTTCCCAGCTTTCTAAGACATTTGTCTAGATAGGTGGGGAATAACAAATCATCTACAGCACCTGTGTCAAAGTAGCTTTTTAATTCTTCTTTGACAGTTGAGTAGATTGGATCTGGGCTTACGAAGTTAAATTTATAGTAATATGCCATTTTTAATTACGATTCCATGTTGCATAAATATGTTGGTACTTCTCATCAACTTTCAAATAATGGTTAATCAATCTAGAGTTTTGTCTAGTTGGTTTGAATAACCATAAATCAGAAAACTTAAATCTACAAGATCTTTTAAACCACTTCCATCCAAAGTAATATCCTTCTGTATGGTAGTTAAAGTTGTAAATGTACTTTCCCTTCTCTCTAGTTTTTTTCCAGTCGATTGGAAGATTTATATACTCTTTACCATCAACCATTGTGGTTCTTACTCTTTTCTTTTTGTTGATTGCAAAGTCCCCTATTCCACATGGGAGTTTTACCTTCTCCCCTGTTTCAAGCATGTGCTCAACAAACATTTCATTGAAGCCATAAACAACTCTCTTCCAGTCATCGAAAGAGAGGTTTATTTCAGGTTTCTCACTCTTGAAATTATTGTAGTTTTCTTTTGAGGCACTTCGCCAATCTATTGTTACTCTCATCTAAACTGTGGTGCATTTGGTGATTGACCATCTATTCCATCATCAGTCATGTCAGTCTTTATACTAAAGTATGTCTGAAGAATCTTCTGTGATGTTAGATCTAACACTTGCTTCTCCAAGTATCCTGGAAGAGCAAACTCTTTATCTAGAGGGTTCTGACAAAGCTGGTCAGTTGTATAGCTTGGAGTTCCGCATCCGCATTCAGGATACATAATGCTATTAGGTATGTCTTCTTCAAAAAGAGCTACAAATCTAACAGCCTGCAATGCTGGGTTGCTGACATAAAGATAACCATTTGAAATCCAGAAATACTGTTCTTTTCTAATAACAGGAAGTTTTAATAGGTTGAGATAACGATTGACAGTGATCTCTTTTATCTTAGTGCCTTGTCCAGACATTGCGTTTATTGAATAAACACCTTGGATTACATATTGATAATTTCCTTCAGATATTCTAGGAAGTTGATATGTTGATCTTGCAACAGAACAAGGATCTGCATAATTGCAACATTCTGATATGGACACCTCGCACATTTCTAAACATGGAATGGTTGTAAAAAGTGTATCTGTTGCCCAGAGCTTTCTAAGGTTGGTTTCTCTTTTTATCAACAATAGTGCATTATTCCGCACTTCAGAGGCAATTGCTCTGTCTGTGATGAGGCTATCTGTTGATATGATTTTGTGCGTGCTCCTAACGTCAGAGACTAGCTTTCTTAATGTTGACATTTTGTGTTGCTGATTTTCAGAGTTATATCTACTCAAATTTAATCATTTTTCCAAATAAAAACTCCCAGACATTAAATGCCTGGGAGAAAACCTACAAAACCAATAAAGTAGAGTTTTATTTAATTTACGTAAAATTGGTTTTATTCTACACCTTATACAACTTCCGTAGTGGTAGTGGTGGTAGTGGTTGTAGCACCTACAACTACATCAATGAAGTTTGTACACACTCCTGCACTAATTATTCTTACAGTGGTTGTACCAGCTGGAACAGTTGCAGCATATCCTGCTAGCAAAGTTGCTTTAGGAATATTTACAGCAAATGCAGATACAAACCCATCAACATTTGAATAAAGGTTGAATGGTCCTGCGTCTGCTCCAGCTGATGTAAGAGTTATAAATACAAACATGCACTTTTAATTTAATGGTTAGCAAGAAGTAGCTGCACTCAACACTCCTCCACTTGATACTGTCCACTTAGTACTTAAATTGGTTATGTAAATATAACCACTGTAAGTAGTTGTTAGAGCAGTGTTGGTGTATAAAACTACACCATTTGCTAGTACAGGAACAGATGTATACAATATAGGCAGTAGTATAGCTGACGTACACGGATTTGCAATATTTGCTAATCCTCCTAAATACCAAGAATAATATCCAGGTCCTGTAGTTGTTGTACTAGTTGTGCTAGTAGTTGGAGCACCTGATGTACTAGTTGTTGTAGTTAAAGGTGGTGTTGGAGATATCTGTGCTTCTATAAGAGCAATTGCATTGTCAATCTTCTGCAATACAACTGTGAGGTCATCACAACTTTGTATTCCTGTTCCTGCTAGGTTTGGACCTACATATTTAACATTTTCAGAAGATACAAAATTACATTGATCACCGCTGCAACCACATGGACCTAAAGATCCGCACCCTGGGCAATTAGTATTGAATGGCATAGTTTTATGGGATGTACATGATGTAATATGCACCTATTGTAGGTTGGATGTTATTATGACTTAATCCTCCACCTGTCGATGAATTTGTAACACTAACTATTATTCCTGTTTTGTTGTTATTTGTAATAGTCGAAAGTGTTTTAGGAAGTGTCATGTCCAACAATGTACCAGACACACCACTTTCATTTTGATCAGCTTGACCTTTTTTGTAAGCTAATGTATGATCATGCCCAGGATCTACAATACTGGTTGTTGCTATGTGGGTGTGAGAAGGGATTTGAGTAGCTGATAAGGTCACATTATTCAAACCTGCTAAACCAAATAGTGAATAACTTGGATTACCTGCTGTAGATGGATTAACTATAGAACTCATTGGTATACTTCCAGCCATACTTCCATCTGTAGTTCCTACAGCAACACGTCCCCTTTTGTCTGGTGTACCATTACTACCATTACACAAATACACATCTATAAATTGTCCAGAACCTGCTCCTGTAACATCAAAACCTGTAAGAGGACCATAGTACTCATAAGCAATGTATGGTACCATGTTGTTCTTGTACAAGTTAGATGGAGCAATACTATTCAAATATGCTTGAATGAGCGCATTTAAATCAACAAGCTTAACATAGTTTGTATCAACATCAATTTCTAGTGCTGTTAGATCAGTAGCTGTTGAACACAACTTGTTAATAGCTGCTTGGAGAATGTCGTGTGTATCAGACGATGATGTTACACCTGTAAGACATCCAATTGTGTAATTGGCATTAAGGGTGGTGAGTGTTGATTCAATTGCTGTAACACTGGTTTTTAAAGCGCAAATTGATCGAATCAATGCTGATATAACATCATTGAGAGTAATGTCACCAGACACTGGAAGAAACCCACTCACCAATGAGCAGAGATCGGCTGGATCGATAACAGGAATAATCCCATTACCTGTAGACAAATCTATTATGAATGTTGAAATTTGTAATTCAACATGGGCAAGTGTATCACCATTGGAAATACCAAGGGCAGGAATATTAAATCCTGTATATCTTACGCACTGATCAGATATGATTTCTGTGCATCCATTAAAGCAATTAGAGCAGCTCATTTATTTATATTTTAGAAGTTTTACTTTACTAGCTATTTGACATACGCTAAATTGACTAGCGTAATCTGGGTTACAATACTTATATGTCAAGATTCTTCTATAGTTTAGAAGATCTATCATTGTTGTAAATGGTATGGGCATATTCAATGCAAATACAGTGTTATTGTAAAGATTCTTTGCAACTTCTGTAATCTTGCATTCAATATCCCCTAATAATGTTGGAATATCAACACATTCAGGACAAGAGGTTAGTCTAGGTTGTAACATTTCTTTTAATTTTTATCTGATGGTGGAACAACTGTAATTTCATCCTTCTTCTTCTGTGCACAAAATGCACACATTCCGTTTTTAAGATTACATCCACATCCAACACTTGCTCCGCATCTTGAACACTTTGCCATATTAGTAATACGTTGTTACTGTTGCATAATTATTTCCTGAACATCCACAGTTATTTCTTAAGAAGTTGTTCAACATTTTATCAGCTTGAAGATACAATCTATTTGCTTCAACTGTAGCACAATTATTTGCGGCTGCTAAAGCTCCATTAATAAAGAATGATATAGTTGTAAGCTCCACCTTAGATTGTGTTTTAATCGCTCTATCACACTCCATCATATCAAGTCTCATAAACGCTCCATCAAACTTCTCTTGAAGTCTTTCTACACGCATGATTGTCCTTTCAACAAAGTTTACGTTTGCTGGAGCCACTGAATACTTTAGATAGTAAATACCATCAGGAAGTGGATCGTTAGTAACTGTTGAAATTCCTAAGTTAGAACTTGTAAATACATTCAACGAATTAACAACAAATGGAAGATTTACTATCCCAAAGTTAGGAACATTTATCTCAATAGATGGAGATGTAACGTTTGGTGGTGTAGTTGGATATGTGGATGCATCCGCAACAGCAAGTGTTAACGTGCTGTATGTTGGAACTACAAGAATATCTAAATTCAGAGTTGGCATGGGAGTTATAAATAAAATGCCAGAGGACTTTGAGAACTAATCCTCTCATCCTCTGGCATAGGTTTTAGAAATTTTAACTTACCTACTATTAAGGAATTAAAGTACTAGTAGTGGTAGTAGTTGTTGGAGGCGTAGAAGTTGTAGTGGTAGTAGTAGTGATACAAACATTGTTGTCAACTACAGTACCAAGAGCAGCTTCAAGAACGGCTTCCACAGCAGCAGCAATACCAGCATTACCTACAGTGGCAGCATTAGGAGCAGCAAGAATTACCATGCTATCCTCATAGATGTAATCACCCCACTGATATGCAGAACGATCATACTGATTGAACTTGATGTAATAAGTATCATAAATGGTACCAGTGCTTACATAAGTCTCAAAGTTCTCGTTGTATCCATTCATTCTGAACAAATGCTTCAAGTAACCAGCCTGATAGCTGTAGAAGTTCTTCTCAAGCTGAGCAATTTCTTCAGCAGTACCAGTTGGGTAAGAAGATCTCTGAACAACAACAGGGTCAGCTACGATATCACAGTTGTCAGCAACAATGAAGTCAGCAGTGGTAGCAGGACCTTGATATACAAAAGTACGGAAGTACATTCTGTCATATTCCCAAGGGAATGCAGCAATATCACAAGGCTGACCATACTTAGTAAGAGGCTTACCAGAAATACGAAGGATAGTTCCACCTACGTTTTCGAAAGTATAGAAATCAGACAATGTAATGTTGTCAGGGTTGTTACCAGGGGCTGCAAGGTTCAATTGATAAATGAACTGGTTGATCAATGCGTTAGTGTTAACGTCAGCACAAGGATCAGCACCACAATCACAGCAAGGAGCTTGTACAGTTACTGAACGGGTGAAACCGTTGAAATACAAGGTGTCAAGATAACTAGAGTGACCTCTTAGAGTAAGAGTCACAACTTCTCCACACTGTACGTTCCAATTAGTCACATCAGTGATTTGGACAGCAGGAGTACCGCAACCTGATACTTTGTACCATTCAGTTACGTTAGATGAGCAACCTGAACCAGAAGGACAACCCTTGATTTTATCAGAACGCTTAGAGCCTTGTAGGTAGGTGTTTTGTCTACCTTGAGCTACATAGAAGTATGGCGCAGCTGCAATGTTACCAGCTGTAGCAATACTATAATCGTTTCTGAAAAAACCAACTTGACCAGCGGTTAGATCCTGAGTAGAACCAGAACTAGGGAGCGAAGTTTGCCCTACTGGAACTACAAAAAGGGTGGTTAACGAGAAATCAGCCATTTTTTTTGTTTTTTGTTTTTTAAGTTTATTTATTCATTTGTTTGTATTCTGAACTGGGCACTCTGTACCGCAGCTGCATTCTCTGTATACATTGCTAAATTCTGGACAGTTAAATCAACTAACTCGTCTTCCAGATAGGCTTCAAGTTCACAATTAACATCCGTAGATGGTTGACCGTCAAACTTGATGTAGCCTGCCTTATCAATGTAGATGGGGTATCTCATATAAGAGATGTATATTGCAGATGGAGTGAACGTTCCGTCTGTGAATATACTAATTTCATCTGAGGAGATAAAATTAAATGTCTCTTGATATTCGAACGATGGCTTATAGTGAATGTTGTTCAATAAGAACTGCAAATCACCATGTTTTGCCAAATCTTTATTTATCCAAATTTGTCGATCCTTACACACGCCCTTGTCAGCTAAAACATAACTGTCAATGTAGAACATGTACTTTGGATCAAGTAAATCAATATCAGCTGCCCACTGATTTAATTTTTGGTTTTTGAGATGAAGATTTAACACGCCAACATTGTAATTAATTACAAGTCTTTGTAGGTCTTCGTAACGCTTTTTAAAAGAGTCCAATCCCATACCACTAACAACACTAAATCCATCAACCTTTTGTTTGATGAGCTTTATTTGAGCTTCGTTAAGCGCAAGTACTTTATCTTCGAGTTGAATCTGCTGATGCTCATTAGTTGATAGTTTATTTAGTTTTTGATCAATTTTATATAATAAACTATCTACAGGTATCATACAGAAGCGAGTTTCTTAGATTTCAACTTTTGTTCTAGAGTGATTAGTTCGTCTTGATTATCATCATTAGCTAAGAACTTCACCAACTCTTCTTCATCTTTTGCTAGTTCAAATTCACCTTCAAAGACACGTCCGCTGGACTTAACTCTGTAAACTGAATGTGCAATAGCTTGCTTAACCAAATCTTTGATATGGAGTAAATTTTCCTTCATGTCTGCAAATCTGTTAAACACTTCGATTGTTGACAATCCTTGGTATTTAC